CGGGTTCCTGAAGCTCACGCGTCGGGTGTTCCGTGCTCTGTTCGAAGCGCACCCGGAATTGGTCATCGGAAACGAAGAGGAAGGTTTCTGCGTCGATCTGTTCAATCACGGTGCGTACCGCGGCGTCTGGTGGGGAGAGGACTATGCGTTTTCTCGGAGGTGGCGATCCCTCGGCGGTGAAATCTGGGTGATCCCTGATCTCGACTTGGACCATCACAACGCTGATGGCGAGGTCTGGAAGGGAAATTTTCATCGGCATCTTCTCGCCCAACCGGGCGGGAGTGAAGCGCGAAAGGACGTGGCATGAGCGATAAGTATTCCGGCTGGCCTGCCCCCGCAGGAGACCGAAAGGTTCAACCCGCTGAGCATTCAAGAGCGACATCCGTCGAGAACATGCTAAAGGCCGACGCCTTGGCAACCGCCGACGAGACGCCTAACGCAGATCTCGAGGCGCTCCGCAAGGAGGCAGTGGATCTCGGCATCGACGTTGATCAACGCTGGGGCGCGCGCCGTCTGAAGCGCGAGATCGAGAACGCACGTGCCAACGACAGCGCGTGATATCTGCGTTGGAGCACTTCGGCGGATCGGCAAGATCGGCAACAAGCAGTCTGTCGATGCCGATCTTGCCAGAGACGTTCTCGAAGCTCTGAACAGCCTCATGCACGCCTTCACCAACAGAGGATTGAGCTATACCCACACCGCCCTGACGCTAAACGATCCCTTCCCTCTGGGGGAGCATCACAATCAGGGTGTCATCGCCATCCTGGCGCATCGGATTTCCGACGACTATGCACCGGAAGCCGTGACTCCCAAGCTTGCCCGCGACGTGAACGACGGCTGGGCCGCGCTGCGGAAGGAGTTCTTCAATATCCCGAAGTCGAGATTCGATATTCCGGGTAGCTGCTGATGGCGAGGCTGGAAGATGTCCCCCTGAAGTTCGCCGTCCAGTCTCGGAAAGGCCGGTACGGGATCGACGGCACGGCCATGCTGATGAACGCCTTCGTGGAGGAGGCGGGCGAGGAAGGCAAGACGCCGCTCCCGATCTACTGCGTGGATGGTCTTCGTCCCTACTCCGAATTTGGCAGCGGTCCCATTCGGGGCATCTTCCCTGCCGGATCGTTCCTTTATGTCGTCTCGGGCAACCTCGTCGGCCGAATGACGGAGGGAAGCGCGGTTCAGGAGATCGGCGCCATCCCCGCCGCTGGTGGCGTTTGGATGGACCGCAATCGGCGCACCGAGCAGCCGCAGGTGGCGTTGTCGGCCGGCGGCGTCGGGTATCTTCTGGTCGAGGATCAGGTCATCCAAATCATGGATGAAGACTTCCCGCCTTCGGTGGGACCGGTCAGTTATATCGATGGCTATTTTGCATGGGTGGCCAACGACCAGAGCGCGGGCCGTTACATCATTTCTGCGGTTGACGATGGTGGCGATTACTCCGCGCTCGACATCGGATCGACCGAAAGCCTTCCCGACCGTCTGGTGGCTTCCTTGCGCCGCCGCGGCGAACTCTGGTTGCCCGGTGAAAAATCCGTCGAGGTACACGCCAACAGCGGCAACAACCTCTTTCCGTTCGAGCGGATTCCCGGTGTCTCGATCGACAAGGGCTGCGTGTCGCCTGCGACCGCTCGAGTTGTCGATGAAGATGTGGTTTGGGTGGCTGATGATTGCACGGTTCGCCGTGGCGTCAATTACCGGGCCGTTCGGATTTCGCATCACGACGTAGAGCGCTCGATCGAGGCCCTGAAGGACAAGAGCACGCTTTCCGCGCTGGTCATCGAGAAGGGCGGTCATTCGTTCTACGAGCTGTCGTCCCCGTCGTTTACGTGGCGGCTGGATCTGACCACCAACAAATGGCACGAGCTGAGGAGCGTGGGCCGCGACAGATGGCGGGCGTCCTGCTCATGTAGGTTCGGGAACCATGTCGTCATCGGGGATGCGTTTTCCGGGAAGCTCTACACGCTGGACGCCGACTATCAGAAGGATGGGACTGATCCCCTGATCTGGAAAATACGCAGCCCGATCAGTCACGATTTCCCGAACTCGATCCAGTGGAAAGAGCTGGCCTTCGACGTGAACACAGGCGTTGGGGATTCGCAGGCAGAAGATGAGGCGAAGGATCCGCATCTCATGCTTCGTTACTCTGACGATGGCGGGCGCACCTGGTCGAACGAATATCGTGGATCGGTCGGGCGACAGGGCATCACCGGCACGCAACTCGTCTTCGACGACCTCGGCCAATCCAGCGGCTCCGGCCGGACCTGGGAGCTTTCCATTTCGGCGGCGGTGGCTCGCTGCCTTTTGGGCGTCAAGGCGAAGATCAGAAGGGTGAGCCGATAGTGGTCAAGGTTCCGAACATGCCGCATATCGGGTCCGCCATCGACAACGCGGGGCAATTCCTTCGAGAGATCTCGGACTATCTGGCCTCGCTGGAGGAGATCGAGCCGGAGATTGAGCTCGTCGAGCAAGCCTATGGACCCATCGAGCCCATGGTGCGCTCAATCATCATGATCCCCGGCTCTGGGGATTTCGTCTATGACACGGCTCCCGTCTACGTCAGAGGCTTCGACGAAGAAGGCGAGTGGGTGTTCGGTGGTTCTTTCAATCTGGTCAACCAGGGTCCTCCGACGAACTGGTCTTCCACGCCACCGTCTGGACCGACCGATGTCGTTGTGGCTCTGGACCAATTGCAGGAGCGTTTCCCGAATATCGAGAACGTCTCACTCGTCGTGAGCTGGTTCGGGACTGACCTTCGGGCCGGCGAGTGCAAAATCCTGCCCGGCTCATCGACTCACAGAACTCGCGGCGAGATCCGGCCCGCTGCATGGCGCGTTGGTGACTATCTCGATCCCACTGCTCCGGGAGACGATTATAACGGCCATCTGATCTCCGAGATCGAGATCGAGCCAGGTCTGTTCGCGCTCGCCTACGGCGGCACGCCGACTGACGCCAGCGTGGTCCGCTGCATTCAGGAAATGAACCGGCGCGGGCTGAAGGTCACCTTCTACCCGTTTATCCTGATGGACGTGCCTGCAGGAAACAGCCTGCAAAATCCGTACGGTGGAGCTTCGCAGCCGCCCTACCCATGGCGTGGGCGCATCACGTGCCATCCGGCTCCAGGTCAGCCTGGGACCGTTGACAAGACCGCAACGGCGCGCACGCAGCTCAATTCATTCGCGGCTCAGTATGAGCCGATGATCAAGCACTATGCTGACCTCTGCGCATCCGCCGGCGGCGTCGATGCGTTTATCATCGGCACGGAGATGCGTGGCGTCACATGGGTTAGAGACCAGAATGGTGCTCACCCCTTCGTGGAATGTCTCATCGGACTGGCTGCCTACGCGAAGGCAAAGCTTCCCGGAGCGAAGATCACCTATGCGTCGGACTGGTCGGAGTTCACGCCGTATCAGGTGCCGGAGGGCGGCCTTGATTTTCATCTCGACGCGCTCTGGATGTCGCCCGACATAGACGCGATCGGAATCGACAATTACTGGCCGCTCTCGGACTGGCGCGGCGTGACCGGGATCGATGAGGATCTCCACCCGAACATCTACGATCTCGGCTATCTCCTCTCGAACGTACAGGGCGGTGAGGGATACGATTTCTACTATGCGTCCGATGCTGACCGCATCAACCAGGTCCGGTCGCCGATCACCTCTTGGGAGTTCCGGTACAAGGACATTCGGGGATGGTGGGAGAACTACCACCACAACAGGCCGGATTGGGCGTGGCCGGGCTTCCAGACGGTCTGGGTGCCGCAATCGAAGCCGATCTGGTTCACAGAGATCGGTTGCCCGGCGGTGGACAAGGGGACGAACCAGCCCAACGTCTTCATCGATCCGAAGAGCTCGGAGAGCTTTTTCCCATACTTCTCAACTGGAGTGCGGGACGATCTCATTCAGCGCCGCTACATCGCTGCGCATCATCTTTGGTGGGCGACTCCGGAGCAGAACCCGATCTCGGATGTCTACGGCGGGGAGATGTTGGATCAGAGCAGGATCTACGTCTACTGCTGGGATGCGCGTCCCTATCCGGACTTCCCCGAGCGTGAAGATGTGTGGGGGGATGGTCCGAATTGGCAGCTAGGCCATTGGGTGCAGGGGAGGGAAACCGACTTCCCCGCTCCTCCGATCTCGCCCGACAATGCGGAGATTCTGGACGTCATGCCTGTCACGCCGATGCCGAAGGATGGCCGCGCGGTCGATCCGAAGACCGGGTTCCTTGAGGAGCCCTACCACAGGTTCATCGCGCAGATCGAGACGGTCATGAAGCGGTTTCAGAACCTGCAAATCACAGCAATCCGAGAAACGCAGAGGTAGGCCATGGGCTTCTTCGGAGACCTGCTCGGCAGTGGCAGCCGGAAGGACATCAAGCGAGGAGCGAACCGCGCCCGCACGGAACTCGGCACCGCTTACGAGTCCGGC